AAAGATGGTAAATTCCATCCTAAAGGTGATAGCCCAGACAAGTGGTAACAACGACAATAAAAATCCCACAAAACAAGCGATAAATGGCTACATCAAATAATGTAAAGAACCTGAACACCTTGAACCCTCTTGGGTTTGAGTTTGTCCTCACTAGGTCTCCAAACCTGGTGTGGTTCATACAGGGAGTAAACGTCCCCGGTGTATCATCATCAAGTATAGAATCTTCTTATTCAGTTGGAAAAGCGCAATTCGCAGATAATAAACTTGAATACAATGAACTGACTATAACGTTCCTTGTTGATGAATCATTGAATGGATGGCGAGAGATATATAACTGGATGAGAGGACTCGCTCCAACATCAATTGGTGACGATGTGACAAATCAATATTCTTCACTAATGAACACCGACTTCTCATTGGTGTCTGATGGAACATTGATTATACACACGAATGCATCAAACCCAAACATAAAATTCAACTTCAAGGACTTGTTTCCAGTCACACTCAGTGACATTGAAATGAACTTGTCTTCTGGTGATGTAGAATCAATACAATCAACGGTTACATTCAGATACACCAGATACGATATTGAGGTTTCAACCCCACAGGAACAGAACGCTATTGAAGGCAACACCTTCTGATTTGGAATTGTCAAATATTTTTGTATATTATGGGTTATATCAAAAAGGATGTATTATGGCACTAGCACAGAAAGTCCTTCCCCACTGGGGGTTTTCCTGAATCAATGGTAGGCGTTGGTTGAGTGAGATTAAGGAGGCAGTCCATTGGCTCACTCGTTTAAAAACAGGTACGGTAGTCCGAAAGGTGTAATGCCGTCCAACCCATCACTGTTAGAGTGGTTCGAAATACACCGAATGGAGGAATCTAACCTAACTCCATAAGAGAAAACAGATGTTCGCCCATTACATATAGAACATCGGGCATTCGTGTATTAGTGTAAAATCTGGTACAACCGCGAGGTGAGGCCATCGGTCTAACACGAATGTTTACATCACTGACTAATAGTGCATTTCTCTTCTTCGGCGCAGTAGGTGAACTGCGTCCTAGAAGAAGAAAGACATTAAAACAATAGCACAACGAACGAACGAAGTGAGTGAGTGTCCACGAACGAAGTGAGTGGACTATTTAGGATACATAGAAACTACTATGACCCCAGAATCAACTGGGGTTTGGTATTTCAATATCTTTTATTATATTGTAATTATGATAAATATAGATACGATAGAATCTGAATGGGAAAAGGATTGTGAAATCAATCCAATAGCGCTTGATAGCGAAGCTCTTGATATAGGCAAACTTCATAACAAGTATCTAAAGTACTATAATCAAACCCGTCTTTATGTTCTTCAACTAGAAGATAAGTTGGCTGATGAGAACAAGTTAAAGACTATGTACTATACTGGCAAACTATCAAAAGAAGAACTTGATGAAGCTGGTTTAGAACCATTCCCACATAAAGTTCTTCGCAATGATGTCAAACAATACCTCGAAACTGATAATGGGGTAAAGAAGATTCGAAACAAGATTGAATACTACAAGATTGTCATAGAGTATCTAAAGAACATCATTGAACAAATCAACAAAAGAAACTTTAGTATCAAAGCCGCCATAGACTGGAAAAAATTTACATCTGGAGTTGTATAATGACTGATACATTTTTTATCCCAAAAGACACACACGTAAGAATATATACAAATACTAATTTCAAAAAGAAGAAGATATTTACTACCAAAGGTATAAAATTTACTAGTTCAAATCTTATAGGGTATAGTAACCACAAAGGCATTCAAACGATATCATTTAGTTATAATGATGAGAATAACGTTACATGGATAATAAAAGTGCCTATAGTAGATGTTGAATTTGGCAAACAAAAATCTATACCAGGAGACACAAGATACAATAAAGAAACAATGCGATATGAAAAGTTTGATGGTAATACTTGGATACCATATGTAACGTCTAACACAACAAAATGTCATCTAACCCAGATATAATAGTTCGTAAAGTAAATGAAGTCTACATGAAAGTGGAGTGTGATGCCAGTACTCAGTATGAGATACAGGATTACTTTTCATTTTATGCTCCTGGATACAAGTTCAACCCAAAATTCAAGAACAAGATTTGGGATGGTAAAATCAGGTTATATAATCTATCTAATAGACAACTTTATGTAGGTTTATATCATAAGTTAGAAGAGTTCGCTGAAGAAAGAGGATACAACATCACATCTGATATTCTTATTGATAAGTCTGATGTTTCATACGACATCGACATTATGTCAGAATCAAAATTTGAACCAAGAGATTATCAAGTAGATGCCATTAAACACGGGCTTGATAATAAGAGATGTGTACTTTTAAGCCCCACTGGCAGCGGCAAGAGCTTTATCATATACAATCTCATTCGTCATATTGACCGTAAGGCACTCATAATAGTGCCTACAATCAGTCTAGTTCATCAGATGCGTTCTGACTTCATTGATTATTTTGCTCCATCTGAAGACCTCATTTACACCATAACTGCCGGTGTCCCAAGGACAACCGATTTGCCAATAGTAGTAAGTACTTGGCAATCAATTTATCAACAACCGAAAGAATGGTTTGACCAATTTGATGTTGTCATCGGTGATGAGTGTTTACATCCAGAAACAGAAATAACACTTTCTGACGGAACGACAAAAAAAATATGTGATGTTAATGTCGGTGATTTTGTTATGACTTTCAATGAAGATACACATTCGTATGAACCAAAAATAGTGAACAAAGTTCATAAAAATATTTCAGTAAATGAACAGATGTATGAAGTTATTTTGGATAATGGAAAGACTATTAAAATAACCGGAAACCATAAAGTGCTTTTAGTTAGCGGTGAGTGGAAACGAATAGATGAAGTAGAGATTGGTGATATTATAAACGGACGTTGTGGTTGATAAAATTGGAATACAAAGTAGATTAAAATGGTTAAAGAAGGCGTAAAGGTTCTTGGTATAAAAAAGATTGATACACCAGATGTTGTATACAACCTTCATATAGATGGCAATCATAACTATTTTGCTAATGGGATTAATGTTTCAAACTGCCATCTCTATAAGGCAACATCACTTATATCTATTATGGAGAAGTGTTCCAATGTTCCCTGGCGCATAGGTACTACCGGAACTATAGCCAACAAGGATTCTAAAGTGAATGTTCTCACACTTGAAGGACTGTTTGGTCCAGTGTATAAGGTATCTACAACTAAGGAGTTAATGGATGCTAATCATTTATCACAGTTCAAGATAAAGGCTATTGTTCTCAAACACAAGAAAGAGGACTCCATTGCTGTTCGTAAATTGAACTACCAAGGCGAACTTGACTTCTTTGTTTCGCATAAAAAGAGAAATAGATTCATTGCTAAACTCGCCCTATCCCAAAAAAGGAACACACTAATACTCTTTCAGTTCGTTGAGAAACACGGCAAGGTTCTTTATGACATTATCAATGAGATGAATGATGGCACAAAGACAATTCATTATGTATCAGGTGAAATATCAGGCGAAGAACGAGAGAAAGTTAGGGCTATGTGTGAGAAGTCTGACAACAACATCATAGTCGCTTCGTACGGAGTTTTCAGTACTGGAACAAATATTAAGAACCTCCACAACATCATATTTGCTATGGGTTTCAAGTCCCGAATCAAAAACCTACAGTCAATCGGTCGTGGGTTGAGATTGAATGATGATAAAGAGTTTGCTGTGCTCTATGATATCGTTGATGACTGTTCTGTGAAGTCAAAACAGAACTTCTCTGTAAAACACTTTATAGAGAGGGTTCAGATATACAACGAAGAGAAGTTTGACTTCAAGATACACACCATAACCCTTTAATTTGGTTTTTACGATTTCTTTGTTATATTATAAGAATATTCAATAACACAATATATTACAATAATGAAAGAAAGAGAGTTTGTTTGCAACGGAAGGTTCAAGGGTTGTGCGCGAGGCGCGAGCGTACACGCACGCGCGGGGGAGAGCATCGACAGTCTTCTTGGTCGTTTCAAAAAGTCTGTAATGGACTCTAACATACTTGAGGAGTACAAAGATGGGCTTGAGTTTGTTAAACCTTCCGTCAAGGCACGTCAGAAGAAAATGATGAGAAAAAGGAGAGCGCGTCTATCTAACATTGATTAGGAGGTGAATGTCAAAAAAACAATACGTTGATAATAAAAAACTGTATTTGGTTCTATGTGATTATCGTAAACGACAGGAAGAGGCTCTTCTTGAAGACAATGAGAAACCTCGTATTCCTGAATATGTTGGTGAATGTATCCTTATGATTGCTCAACGATTGAGCTCTAAACCGCAATTCTATCATTATCCATATAAAGATGATATGGTATCAGACGGCGTTGAAAACTGTCTTCTATATATGGATAATTTTGACCCTGACAAGTCTGAAAACCCATTCGCTTACTTCACTCAGATAATCTACTACGCTTTCCTTCGACGAATACAGGGAGAAAAGAAACACTTATACATCCAATACAAGTTACAAGAGAACAATGGGTTCGCTGGCATGAACTACACAGGGGATAAATTAGAGGGAAAACGTGATGGTCTTGACCTTGAGAGGATAAACAATTTCATTAACGATTATGAGGATTACCGAAAGGTAAAATGATTATTCACTGAGTTTAATAAAGACAGAAAATAACTGATGAAAGTAGCTCTTATCACCGATATCCACTTCGGTGTTCGTAATGACAATACTGTATTCCTTGACCACCAAAAAAGGTTCTTTGAGGAAACTTTCTTTCCTTCATTAGAAAATGAGGGTATTGATACTATCATCAACCTCGGTGATACCTTCGACAGACGTAAGTTCATAAACTATAATACTTTATACCAAGCAAAAGACTTTTTCTTTGATGAGATTCAAAGGAGAGGCATCACTATGCACGTTATAGTTGGCAACCACGATACTACGTTCAAGAACACGAATGAGGTCAATAGTCCAGGTCTTGTTTTCCGTGAATATGACAACATTATTAGATACCCAAACCCAACGACGACTTCAATTGGCGGTTTGGATATTGTGATGATGCCTTGGATAAATCAAGACAACCACGAAGAATCATATAACCTCATAAAGAACTCTAAGGCTCGTGTGATGTTTGGGCACTTTGAACTTTCTGATCAGTCTTTGATGGGCAAGTTCAAGTTTGATCACGGAATAAAGATAAAAGATATCACAAAGTTCGAACACGTGTTCAGTGGCCATTATCACCACAAGATAACCAAGAAGAACTTCAAATACATTGGTGCCCCTTTCTGTTTTGATTGGGGTGACGCTGGCACTGATAGGGGTTTTCACATTTTTGATACTGAAACTCTTGACATCAAGTTCGTAAAGAATCCACACTCTCTCTATCAGAAGGTTGTGTGGGATGATCAAGATGATTCAGACACTGTTGTTGGTGGTGTTTCTATATCTGAAGAGGAATATAACGGAAAGTTCGTAAGAGTAACCGTAAAACACAAGGGCAATCCATACTTATTTGATAAGTGGATAGAATCAATTGAAAAGGCTGGGGCAATAAATGTAATCATTGATGAACCAATGGTTCAACTGTCTGATGAAGAGGTTGATGTTGATGAGGTTGAGGATACATTGACTGCGTTAAAGAAGTATATCAATAACACCAATGACTTTGAAAATAAGGATAGGTTGTTATATTTGATGGAAGAATTGTATAATGAAGCAATAAACACCAACTGATGATTAATTTCGAAAAAGTCAAATGGAAGAACTTCCTTTCGACTGGGAACTATTTCAACGAAGTTTCTCTTGACACTCATAACGTAACCGTGGTATCTGGAAAAAATGGACACGGAAAATCAACTATGTTGGATGCTCTTTGTTATTGTCTATTCAACAAGGGGTTTAGAAACATCCCAAAAGGAAATTTTATCAACTCCATAAATGGAAGAGAACTTCTTGTTGAAGTTGAGTTTTCTATTGGGAAAAAGAAATACCTTGTTCGAAGGGGTTCAAAACCGAATGTATTTGAAATAGAGGTTGATGGCAAGATGTTGGATCAGGTAGCAAATGTCCGTGACCAACAGTCATATCTTGAGAAGAATATTTTGCGTTTGAACTGGAAGGCATTTACTCAGGTTGTTGTCCTGGGATCTGCTGCTCACGTTCCTTTCATGCAGTTGAAGACTGTAGACAGACGAGAGATAGTTGAGGAACTTCTTGACCTACAGGTGTTTTCACAGATGAAGAACATTCTATCCGATAGGGTTAATGCCTTAAAGGAAAACATCCTCCAAATTGATGGTGAGATATCAGTTCTATCAACACAGATAGAATTAGAGAAAAAGTATATGGAACGATCAAAAGAGGATGTGAGTGTCCGTGTTGAAGGGTATAAAAAGGACATAGAGGAGACTCTATGTTTGATAGAAGAAGAACGAAAATCAATCACTAAAATTGGAATTGAGGCTAGTGAAATTGATATCAAAACACTACAGTCTGATATAACTACCAACCAAAAGAAACTGTATGGTCTTAGTGATATCAAGAGTAAACTTGAACAAAGGATAAAACTTCTAAATAAAGAAGTGGATTTCTTTGAGAAGAATTCCACTTGCCCTACCTGCACACAGGAGATAACAGATGAATGGAAGTCTCTGGCTATGTCAAACCGAAATGAAACACTTGATGAGTGTGCCGTCGGAATGTCAAAGCTTGAAGAGAAGATGTGTGAGTTGGAGAAAACCATTGTCGGTATAGAGAATGAATTGGATGGCGTGAAGTCTCTGAACAATAAGATAACATCACACAAACATAACATCTCACTGCATGAAAAGTTCCTTACGAAAGTTCAATATAACATTGATGAAGCGAATAGGAAAACCGAAACCATCTCGGATGAAGAACAACTGGAGAAGGATACCGAAACCCTCAAGGAAAAGGAAACGAAGTTGGAGGAGTTAAAGGAAGTTCGCGAGGTATACAACAATGCTTCAGTTCTTCTGAAGGACACTGGTATCAAGTCAAGTATTATCAGACAGTATATACCGATCATAAATCACTTCATGACTCAGTATCTATCCACTATGGACTTCTTTGTGAAGTTTGAACTGGATGAGAACTTCGAAGAGAGTATCAAGTCACGTCACTTAGATGATTTCAAGTATTCAAATTTCTCTGAGGGTGAAAAACAGAGAATAAATTTGTCAATTTTGATGTCGTGGAGAGATATTGCCCGTAAGAAGAACTCGATGAACACAAACCTAATTATACTTGATGAGGTATTTGACTCAGCGATGGATTCTGAAGGCATTGAGGCTTTCATCAAGATAATAAAGGGATTGAAAAACCAGAACATCTTTATCATTACACACAAGGCAGACTTGATGACCGACAAGTTTGAGTCTGATAGAAACCGTGTTATAACATTTGAAAAACGCAAAAACTTCAGTTACGTCAATGAAAATAATTGAACCTTCAGCGACAATCATTCATGTATCAGGTGACATTCAAACAATTGAACGCGCTGCTAGAACCTGTTACAAGTCTGAGGATAGAATCAAGGATGATGGTAGTTCTGCCAAAAAACTTGTCAGTCACTTGGTCGATAGGAATCACACCGCGATGTTGGAGTTTGTTGATATAACGGTTAGGTTCATTACCGACCGTGCTATTGCTAATGAGATAGTTCGTCACCGCCTTGCTTCTTATGCTCAGGAAAGCACACGATATGTAAACTATAAGGAGGGTGTTGAGTTCATAGAACCGCTCTTTATCGCTGAGAGAGACAAGAGTTGGCTGTCATATACGCCATTTAAAAACCAGTTTAGAACGGAGTGCGAGGAAGCAGAACAGGCATATAAGCATTTCCTTGAACTCGGTGCAACACCACAGGATGCGAGAGCCATTCTGCCTCTGTGCCTAAAGACAGAACTTGTTATGAAGGCGAACCTCAGGTCGTGGCTGAACTTCTTTGAGTTGAGAACTGCTCCTGCTGCACACCCAGAGATGAGACGTATAACTATTCCACTATGCAATGAGTTTAAGAAAACCATCCCAATTGTTTTCGATGATTTTGTTTTTGACTAATTTTTGTTATATTGAATGTATGAAGGTTTAACTAAAAACAAGTTTTATAACAATAAAACAGGGTTTGATTGTGTATACGAATGGTGAAAGAAAATTGGCGAGTATCCGCCGTATTGATGCACTGAACCCAATTGAGGGTGCAGATAAGATTGAAGTTGCCACTGTTGGAGGATGGAAAGTTGTCTGCCAGAAGGGACTATACAATGTTGGTGATCTTGTCATCTACTGTGAGATTGACTCATGGATTCCCACGGAGATTGCCCCATTCCTCACAAAGGGACAGGAACCTCGTGAGTATAATGGCGTGAAGGGTGAACGCCTTCGCACAGTGAAACTTCGTGGGCAAATCTCTCAGGGTCTTCTTCTGCCTTTAAGCATATTTGATTATCTCACTGGATCGTTGAGAGATACTTGGTTCTACGATGATCCAAAAGAAGGGGATGATGTCACAGAAAGCCTTGGCATTCAGAAGTGGGAAGCTCCTATTCCTGCTTGCCTTGCTGGCAAAGTAAAGGGAACATTTCCGTCTTTCATTCCTAAGACTGACGAGGAGCGAATCCAGAATCTCTCAAATGAGTGGGATGAACTGAAGACTATTGACACATGGTTCGTGACTGAGAAGTTGGATGGAACTTCATTCACCGCCTATATCAAGGGAGACGAGTTCGGTGTTTGTTCCCGTAATATGGATCTTTATGAGGACGATACTAACACTCACTGGAAGTTCGTTCGTGAGAATGGCATTGAAGAGAAGATGAGGCAGTTCCGTTCTGAACATGGAAACATTGACTTTGCAATTCAGGGCGAACTCGTTGGTGAAGGTATTCAGGGAAACCGTTACCAGCTGAAGGGGCAGAAAGTATTTCTATTCAACGCATATAACATCACCGATTGTGGATTCTTTGGTTGGGATGTATTGAATGATATTTCTGATGCTCTTGGCATTGATAATGTTCCGGTTATTGGAGAACAACAGCACTTCGAACCCGATGAAACTATTGACGACATTCTTAAGTTTGCTGAAGGTAAGTCTGCGCTGAATCCTAATACAGAAAGGGAAGGGGTTGTCTTCAAGACGTATGCTCGTGAAAAGTCCTTCAAGGCGATTTCTAACAAATTCTTATCAAAGGAGTAGATGGTGAATTCTATCCT